GTTACTCTCAGTTAGCAGATGAATTAACTTTATCAGTTACTCATACTGATTTTGGAACCTCTATAGGTTTCATCGATTCTATGAAGAACACTCCTATTTTTCCGGAGTACCTTCATTTCTATCGAACTGGGAGTATTCGGTCGTTTCGCTATGTATACAGCTTTCTATCCTTTGGAAAGAAGCTCTACTACGCTGACGACGCTCTAGAATCCAAGGCACTTAGCTCTTGGCTAGATGTTGAAGCAAGATTGGAGTCACTTAGTCTTCCCGACTACGTGTCTCAACTAAAGACAATTGTAACGTTTTGTTTAAAGCGCTTCGAACATGTACCTTTTCCAGTACATGGTAGTGGTGCTGTAGCCCAAAGGCGGATTCGAGGCATTTCGTCTAAAAACGAATTGCTAGAGAGTTCTTTTCCCGGTAGGCTCAAGCTGATGTTCGGCTTGAATAAGACGTATGCTAACGCCCTGCTAACCCCTAGCGGTGCGGAGGTTAAAGTAGACATTGACGCGACTTCTGTCGCTAGATTGATGTTCGTTCCTAAAACCTACAAGAGTCGCAGGTCCATTTGTATGGAACCTGTGGCCCTACAGTGGGCTCAACAGAGCGTTAGAGTCGCCCTAGAAAAAGCCATGAAGAATGGCTTCTTGGGTAACTTTGTGAATATTAACGACCAAGCCTGGAATCAGGCGGGATCACAGTTCGGATCCTTATCGTCGTTAGTAGACACCATCGATCTATCTGCAGCCTCTGATAGTGTAGCGTGGAGCCTCGCAAAAGAGGTCTTCCCGCGAGAGATTCTTCTTTGTCTCTCTGCTACACGATCGATTCGCACGGAGCTTCCTGATGGTAGCGAACATAAGAACATAAAATTCGCTCCAATGGGAAGTGCAGTTTGCTTTCCACTGCAAACCGTGCTGTTTGCCTCGATAGTGATACTCGCGGCATACAGGCAGCGTCATGGTAGTGGGGAGGTAATGGTTCACTTACTACCTCGCCTATTCGAGCGCAAGTTCGGGTGGAGCGATAGTATCCGTTACCAACCCTTCCGGGTATATGGCGATGACATCATCTGTGATTCACAGTTGACGTCTGACGTCATATCGCTTCTTTCATCTTTTGGTTTCCAGGTTAATACCGAGAAATCCTTCTTCGGCGACTCAGCTTTTCGCGAGTCGTGTGGAAGCCATCATCTTGATGGTAAAGATGTTACACCGTTGTACTTCCGATTCGGGCGTGAGCACGATGAGGTTCTCAACGCTAGTAGGGTTGCTTCACTGGTCTCGATGTGTAACAGGTCACGAAAGTATTCATACTTTCGACTGGCTCGTTACCTTCAAGAGTTATGCCTGACGCTTGATATTTTGGGCGTCAAGCAACGTAACGGTAAAAATCCGATACTTTTCTCTGACCGTGAAAACAGTCTTGCTATCTATACTGACAAAACCTTTAATAGGCATCTGGTGTGTCGAAAGTATACACCAGGGATGGCCCCGCGCAAAGATAGTAGGTTTTACTATCAGCGTGACGAGGTCTTGAGTATGGGTGTCATCCCAGACAGCGACGTAGTAGTAGGTTATGATAATTACTTCTACATAGCATGGATGAGGAGCAGATACTGTGAGGGGGAAGTTAGTGATGTTTCATCACTACCTTCGCAGTATCAAAGCGTGCGTACTCACGTACACTGGGTTTGGACGCCAGTGTAAAC